GGGTCAGGCGTGTTTGCCCGTGACCCCGATGCCATCCTTACCCTAACACCCCACGAAGAGGAGGATCACCTCGTACTCGAGGCCACCCTCCGAGACTTCCCAACCCCCGACCCTCAAGTGGTAGAATTTTCATGGCCAAACTTTATCCATAAGCCCGATATGGAACCGAAATTAAGAAAACCTGGGCAGTCCAAAGATAAAAAGGACAGGCAGGATAAACTATCTACAGCCCTAATCGAACTGCTAAAACCTAACTCGATCATGGGTCTTGAAGTCTTAAAAGATAAACTGAATGATAAGTTAAACGAAAATTTAAGCCAAAATGCTGTCCGAAATCTTATCAAAAAGACTAAAAATATTAGTGTACTAAAGACCGAAAAGGGTAAACAAAACATATACTCCTATAACGATGAAAGGTAGTCTCAAATGAGTCTCAAAACTACTACTGCTCCCCTTATATATAGGAGGAGTAGTAGTAGTGCTTCAAGGCTGTAAGTAGTAGTTGCTCCCCTAGCGGAGCAAGCTACTACCTTTGCACAGCCTATAGGGGGACTACTAGTCAGATTATTATCGTAAAAGATTTGAACCGCTTACTACTCACTCGTGAGAACCGAATACACAGCTTATTCAGGATTGCTCGTAAAAGGCTTTGATCGGGTAAAGATGAGTCAGAAGACTCGCTGGATAGGGAAAAGGCTAAATAGATGCCCTCCTGCCCGTTTAAACGCTATCGTAGGGATATTGCATCAAAACATTCTGACACAGCCAACCAGGTAGGCTAGCAATCTAAGGATTGCAGGTCAGGCGGTCAGGCGGATAACAATCTCAATTAAGGCAAAGCAGATATCCATTATCAAGTCTCGCTCTAAAAAGAAAAACGCCAGGGCGATTATCCAACGCCATTCATGCTGAAGGTTCGACATCCGTAACCTCAGCCTCAATTACTTTTTCGTTCTTGAGGTTAGCTAGCTCTGCTCGGATCTCATCGAGGGATAAAGATTTCTTCACCTCTATGGTTTGAGTCGGCTCACCTTCGTACTGGCGATGCTTATCGATTAATATGCCGGTAGCGATAGGAAGAACACCTGATGGGATTTCATCGTTCTCAAGTTTCTCGATCATCTTTTCGACTGCAAGCTGTGAAGCATGGCCAATTAAACCTCTCATTACTTTCTTCGATGATTCGATCACCTCTTTCTCACGAGAGCGAACTACAGCTATTGTATTATGAGATACCTTGAGATCCTTTTTGATGCGAGTAACAGGTACACCATCGGCAAGCATCTGAACCATCTTAGCATAGTCACCTGGTCTCTTATCGTAAAGACCCTGTGCTGTGTAGATTGCTGGACAGGTTCTTTCCTGTTCAAGATTAGCTGGAAGGTTCTCAGCCTCCATCACAACCCTCTTTTTATCGGTAGGCATTTCTATCGGTGTAAGCATTTGAGAACTAATTCTCAATAAGCCTCGAGGCAAGTCCTAATTAGACATAATCGATGTTGTGCGGAAACATTTTTGTCCTGCATGGCATAATTAGGCGTAAAATATAACATTTCTGACTTTTCTGCCGAAATCACATAAAAAATTTTAGGCTCCTGGAGGGGGGGAGGGGGTCTGCCAGGCGGCCCCGCGATCACCGCCGACCGATTAGTAGCCACAAAAAAATTCTGACAAATTGCCCAACCCGAGGTGACCTCTTATCGATAATCTGTTATCATTAGCGATGCCTCTCGAATGGTCACCGCATCCCGCCATCCCGCCTCTCAGCAAGGCAGAGATGCTGCGGATGTCGCCTGAGAGCATCCTCGCCTATTGGGAGAGAAGGGAAGAAGCGATCAAGCTGGAGAAGGATGACCCATATCGTCATGGGTTTGAACTAGATACATGGAAGTTGGCAGATAGGGAGCTTAAATCGCATCAGGAGATCCTCCTTATGGGAGGCAATCGTGCGGGCAAGTCTGAACTTTGTGCGAAGCGGGTTGTGCAATGCCTCGTAGAGAACCCAGGTACGATCATATGGTGCTTAACTGAGACATCGGCCAATAGCATTCAGTTCCAGCAGAAGCTCATATTCAAATATATTCCAAAAGAATTTAAAGGATTAGGTAGGGGCAAAGTCGGATATCTGATCTATTCTCTTCGTAACGGCTTCACAGCCGGAAAGTTTACTTTGCCCAACCGATCTGAGTGTATTTTTCGTAATTGGTCGCAAGATATCAGCACGATTGAGGGTGGAGAGATCGGCTGTCCGCAAGAGCCGCTCAACGGCACCCACAACATTGGGTACTGGGCAGACGAATTGGTGCCAATGCCGTGGGTGGAGACTCTTCGTTTTAGAACGGTCACCCGAAATAGTAAGGGAATTATATCCTTCACAGCCGTGGACGGGTGGAACTCGGTGGTAAAGAGTATGCTGACGGGAGCAAAGACTGTGGAATCGGCAAAAGCTGACCTTTTGGATGGTGAGGAGGTTCCATTGGTCCAACAGCCCTTGAGGAAAGCCTCGAGTGTGGTGTATTTCCATACTGCGGCCAATCCATTTGGTGGATGGTCGGCGATGAAGACGCAATTGGAGGGGGAGAAGAGGGAAACGATCCTTTGTCGGGCGTATGGAGTCCCCGTAAAGGCATCTAAAACGGTGTTTCCTGCCTTTTCTGACAAGAATATCGTCCAGGCTAAAGAAGTGCCTGTTTTAGCGGACGATGCGGATGCCTCGTGGGTGCTTTCGATTGACCCTGCTGGGGCAAAGCCTTGGACGATGGTGCTGTTTGGGATTGATCCACATGGGGTCGCCTGGGCGGTTAAGGAGTTTCCTGATTTTGATAGTTATGGTGGATGGATTGACTTAACCAAGGGGGATAAGGTTAGTGCAGGCGAGGCCGCCCAACCGAATGGGTTCGGATTAAAGGACTATGCAGAGGTGATTAGGCGGATGGAGGGTGATCGATTTGTGGATCGTATCATCGACCCGAGGTTGGGGGCGGCGAGCTATCAGAAATCGGAAGGCAGTTCTAATATTATTGATGATTTAGCGGAAGAGGGCTTACCGGTCGTCCCTGCGGAAGGTTTGGACATCGAGACGGGCTTGCAGGCGATTAATAATTTACTGGCATGGGATCGTACCAAGGAGATGGGGCTGGGGAACCATCCTAAGCTGATGATTTCGGATGAGTGTCAGAACTTGGTAGCCTGTATGCAGGAGTATCAGACGGGTGATTTGAAGAATCCGGCTAAAGACATGGTGGACTGTGTGAGATATTTCGCTGTGGGAAATTTTGAATATTTTGACCAGGAGGAATTGGTCGGAACAGGTGGAGGGAGTTATTGATGAAGAATAATAAGGTGATGCCTGGGCATCGTAATCAGATTGTATTATTAAGGGAGGCTGGGGAGACATGGCCTAAGATTGCCAAGGCTGTCGGCTTCAGCCGAGCGACTGTGCAGAAGGTGTATAAGGAGGAATTGGCGAAGGAAGCACCTCCTGTGATTGAGGAAGTAAAGCCGAGGTATGAGAAGGCACGGGTATTAGCGATGGTCCCGAATCCTCGTTTAATGCGGATATATTTTGAGGATCGTGAAGAGGTTGGGATATGTGTGAAGAGGCCACAGGACAACCATCCTCCCAAGAGTCAGATATTAGTGAAGAAGGTGGAGGGTGAGGAGAAGCTGTACAGACTGGTCTGAGACCCGTGAGGAGACGGACAGGCGGATCGATGCAATGCTTCGGGAGTTAGTGGTGGAAGAAGGAATTAAATGTCGGGAGCATGGAGAGGAAGGCCGTGCATACACTTTGGAGGAGATTGCGGATTTTATTGGGGTATCGTTCAAGACCGTTGCCCGAATCGAAAGCAAAGCCCTGACAAAATTAAAAAATAAAATGTTAAACTTGGAAGGTTAAAATGGAAACAGAAGTACAAATATTTGAGGAAAAGCCCGATGTGGATGGGCTTAAACAGGATTTTGAACGAGCAAAAGCAAACCTTAGCTGGTGGATGGATAAAGCCGAAGATGCTCGGGAGGTTCGCTTTAACGAGTGGGCAGGGAAGAGTGGAGATGGCAAGAAGCATGGACCTGAAGCCTTCCCATTTGACGGTGCAAGCGACCTAGACGCTGGCGTTATCAACCCATTAATCGATGGGGATGTCGCGACTCTCACGCAGGCCCTGTCGCAGGCCAACCTGGTAGCCGCGCCTGTGGAGAGCGGCGACATTGCATCGGCCAAGCTGGTGAGTGAATTTTTGAAGTGGCGAATGGGTACGATGGATGAACTGATGAGGGAGTCATCCATTGGGGCAAATTATTTATTGCAGAATGGACTGACCTTTTTCGGTACATACTGGAAGCAGGAGAAGACGAGGAAGTTTGAGCCTATTAGTTTGGACCAAATTGCGGAGCAATCGCCTGAGTTGGCTATGGCTATCCAAGACCCTGAAATGAAGGAGGGGGTCGAGGAGATGTTCTATCCGATGTTCCCTAACCTGAAGAAGAGACGGGTGAAGAAGATGCTTAACGAACTTCGCAAGACAGGTGAGACCGAAATTCCGACCGAAAAAGTGGTCGTTAATCGTCCGGCAGTCAAAGCATATGAGCTTGGGCGGGAATTGATCGTGGACAGCAATGTGATCGATTTGGAGTCCGCCCGTTCCATCCATTGCTTGCATTACTATACGCCTGAAGCATTGAAGCAGAAGGTAAATGAGGGATGGGATGCCAAGTGGATCGATGAAGCTATTGAGAAGGCTAAAGATTTTTACGAACAAGAGTCATACTCCGACTCCATGATGTCCTATGACTATGGGAACAACTACGGGAGCCAGCACTACGAGGGATTGATTAAGGTTATTACTACTTATCGTAAGGAACTCGATGAGGATGATGTACCTGTAGTGACCAAGACCTGCTGGACCGAGGAGATGGAAGAAGCTGGGTTCCATGAGCCTGTCGGATATGACGAGGGTAGGTATCCATTTGTATGTATCACGAGAGAGCATTTAAACCATCGTTTATTGGACTCTCGGGGATACCCTGAGTTGTTAAAGAGTTATCAGATTGCGGCCAAGACAGAGATGGACGCTCGGCGGGACCAGGCAAGCATGACCACTTTCCCTGCTGTGGAATATCCGATTGGCCGCCGTCCCGAGCGTTTGGGCCCAGGTGCATTCTTGCCTGTGCGTAGGCGTGGTGAAGTTGGCTTTGTGGAGACACCTAGGTATTCACCAGCATCGACACAGGTGGAGATGGATATCCGCAAGCTATGTAATCGCATAACCGGTCGGGCGACTGGTCCCGAAGATGCGGTGGAAGCCAATGTGATTAAACAGCACCTGGTGAACTGCTGGCTGAATGGATGGAAGGAGATCCTCAAGAGAGTGTGGTGCTTGGATCGTACTTATTCAGGACCGATGATATGGTTTCGGGTAACAAATAACGAGGAGGGCGCACAGCTTATATTGGATGAGACTGCCGAGTTGTATGATTTCAATATTTCATGGAACTCGATGAATGCAGACGAGGAGAAGGTTATACAGAAGCTGGATACCGTTGGTAAGCTAATGGCACAATATGACCGTCAGGGGACGGCTCGCTACGATGTATATCTTCGTAAGGTACTGGAAGCAATCGATCCAAACCTAGCAAGTCAGCTGATTATGCCTGCACAGGAGGCCACAACGAAGGAGATTATCGAGACATCGAATGATATCGCCAAGATCGCAAGTGGTCAGGTTGTCAATGCACCCGAGCAGGGGGCAAACGCACAGCTTCGCTTGCAAGTATTACAGCAGTACATCCAAGGCTCTGAAGCTATTCCAGCCACCGATGTTCAGGAGCGACTGCAAAACGATGAGAACTTTGCAAAGAGACTACAGACCTATGCTAGTCAGCTAGAGTTCCAGCAACAGCAACAACAGAATGCTCGGATCGGACAGCTAGGGACTGCCCCAGGCAATGTACCTGGCACAGCAGTAGCGGCATGAGTTTAACATACAGAGGAATGAAGTTCGCTGGGGTGAATAAGCCCAAGCGAACACCTAATCACCCAACCAAGTCCCATGCAGTTGTTATCAAAAACGAAAAGGATAAATATCAATTGATTCGATTTGGTGAACAGGGTGCTAAAACTGCTGGCAAACCCAAGAAGGGTGAGAGTCAAGCGATGAAACAAAAGCGTAAAAGTTTCAAAGACAGACACGCCAAGAATATCGCAAGGGGTAAAACATCTGCGGCCTATTGGGCTGATAAAGTTAAATGGTAATGAACAAGAAGAAACCTGGATTATGGGCGAATATCACCGCCAAGAAGAAACGCATAAAAGCAGGCTCGGGGGAGCGGATGAATAAGCCTGGAGATAAGGGCTATCCATCAGCAAAAGCGATCAAAGCATCCCAAGGAAAGCGTAAAAAGAAGTGACCATACAAGACGCAGTTGCCGGCTTAAAGGACTTAACCGAGTTCAAGGCTTTAGTAGGATTTATAAAAGAGCAGAAAGAATCGTGCTTAGTAGACTTTATGGACTACCAGCACATCGACAGCCCCGAGAAACTTGCCCGTCTATCGGGTGAGATTGCCGCCTTTCACCGCATTATAACATTGATCGATGAGAAAGATGACTGAGACCCCTCATCAGAAATTCAAGACTGAGCATCGAGCCTTATTAAATCGATGGCTAGAGGAGTCTGATATTGAGGATATGGACATGGCAAAGATTGCAATGGACGATATAAACGAGTGGTTAGGTGAGGATGTGCTAGAGTTCGAGAGTGAGATAGACCTTTCGGACGAAAATGAAGAGGAAGGGTAACCTCTACGAACAGCAGTTTTTCATCGAGGCATTAAAGAATGGCCTCGAAGTATTCACCCCATTAGGGGATTACCTCCCGCAAGACTGCATCGTAATGAACCAGGCTGGCCGAGCCTTTAAGGTGCAGGTCAAAGGTACAGGTGGTTTAATGAAAGAAGGTAGGGGTGGAATTGGCAGGTATATGGTTACTGCGGCCACCGGCTCCAAAGAGAAAGATCCAATCGATTGTACAAAAGTTGATGTGTTGGCGGCCTATGTGGAACCTCGCAACTGCTGGTACCTGATCCCATGCCTGCAAGTGTCGGGCATTCGATTAACTCTATGCCCTCATAACCCGCAGAGCCGAGGTAAATATGAGAAGTTTTTAGAAAATTGGGAAGTTTTTAAAGTTTCCTGACAAATACTCGTTTTCATCTGCTAAAATTGTCATTGGCGGGGTGTATCTACTCCGCAGAACAACGCAAGAGAGTGCGAACTCTTCAAACGCAGAGAAATTATGGCAGAAACAGTTATTAGCGAGG